AACTTTCTCCAACTGATCTGAGTCGAAGATGAATAAAAACCATTTCTATGTCAAATAGCGGAAGATTATCAACGTCGAGTTCTTCAAGGCAACAGTTGTTGATAATTTGCTTCACAGTATCAAGAAGTGTCGTAATATCTTCGGCTTCTTTAGCCATCAATAACAACTTTTCTTCTTTTACGAGAAAGGGTCTAAATTTTACCTTCTTATTCAATGACTTCAAATGTACATCAAATATCGGATATTCAATTTTAGGTAATGCCATATTTCACTCCATTATGAGAATAGTCTCTTCAACAAGTCATTTCCTCGTTTGTTTATTTCTTTATTGATCGCATCTCTAAATGGATTGCGATCAGCTTCTTCTGGCGAAGGAACTCGAGTATTTTGCAAGTCATTCACGTTTAGCCACTTGTCAAATCTAAACCCAACTTGCAATCTATGAATTTCATCAGATGCCCAGCTCAATTGTAAAGGATTTACAGAAACTGGAAATGAATTGATGAGTTGAATGCCATAAATTTTCGTTCCGTCTAAATCGCTAACAGAAAATGGTGGGTTTTCTCCAAATAATGCATCAAGCGCAGTTCCCGCGACGCCTTTGAGGAGATCTCCCTTCAGACCATTCCCAAACTTACGAGAAATAACACTGTCTGTTTTATATCTTGCTGCTTCACCAAGAGCATTTACTACAGAGTCTCCGAACGTTGTTGTTTTTCTGGAAACGCTTTGATCTAGAGAAGCACCTTCGCTGTATTGAAAAATTGTAATGTTGGTTTGATAATTTTCTTTGTACTGTACGAGATAAGAATCTTTAGGGATGATGTAGTTGATCCAACTATCGAATAGTTTCTTTTCCCAGAAATCGCCAGAACAAATGAAGGTCATTGAAATTTCGCCAAAAGAGGGAGTCGCAGCAACATAGGTTGGCGCACCGTAAATTTTGGCTTCTGATGTATTTACCACATAACCTGGAAGTTCAGCAGCTTCGCATTGCAGCGCGAGTTCTTCAGTGGTCCCTAATCCAGTGATTGCAGGTGGAAGTGCGATTCGAACTTCGAACTTTGATGACTTGGCATATCCGCCATGCTTATCGAAATTCGAGATAAATTTGTTTACGTTGAATGCCATTAGGTTCTGTATACCATTTTCTGTACTGGGAGAAAAATTGCCGTTTCCCAGTTATCGGGTTCAATGTAGATCATAGAAGATTTGACGTGTTGAAACAAATATCTCTTTATACATGGTTCAATCATTCTATATCTTCTCGATGACGACAGCAGTTTATATGATAAATTGAATTTAGTCGTATCGTCGTATTTATCGTTGTTTATAAAGTCTGATAATCTATCCAAGAGAACGAGTCGGCTGTATGCATCTAGATAGTGTAAATTGAGACCTAGAAATCCATCAGGATAGGTTTCCATCGGAATTATGAGCGGAAATTTATCCCAAACAGGAAGCGTGTCCTTATTCTTAGCATCATAGGCGAAGAAATACATTCTTCCCACGAAAGCCTTTGAAGAAATTCGATTTGCGTCGTTTAGAATATTTCCGCGATTGCTTGGAATTCGCATGCGAGAAATCTTGTCACCGAGCCATGCTCGTGCCGCACTCGTTCTTGGCGAGATTCCTGCGGCGTTCATTTCTCGACTGAGTTTATCAAATAGTGATGCCATTAGATTCCTAGTTCTTTTTCAGTTACAACCACAAACTTCCAGCTTCGATCTTTACAATATTCATCAGCAGCCTTCCATTTAGCCTGATTGATGCCATATGTCATAACCTCTGTAATATATCTCTTTGTGACTCTTTTCTGAGTCTTCGGAGCGATCGCTTGACTGCTCGGCTTCACTTCTATAATAATCGTTTCAATCAATCCCTGTTTATTTCTAGATTTCACTAGAAAATCGGGAAAATAACGATGCCAACGATTGTCAACTGGCGATAAATATGGTATGATGATTTCTTCACTAGACCAACCCACAACGTTTGGATTTTCGTCCAGATGAGTCATAACTCGGCGCTCCCAAAGAGAACGCCAAAAGATGTTCGTTGAATCACCTAAATATTTATTAGGGTTTTTAGGACTAAATCTACCACTGTACGCCATCAGATATTTAGCGAGAACTTCATGTTTGGACTCAAAGAACGAATAAGAGAGCAAATTGGAGCAACTACCGAAAAAGTTGCCAATAAAGCAGTTACTGTGGCTTCTGTTTCAAAAGAAAAAAATTCAAAAGATGTCAAGGGTCCACAAAAGAAACTAGAAGAAAATCAGTACACGACTGAAGATCTGCGATATCCTCTAGACCTTGGAACGAATAGTTTTGAACGTTTACACTACATGACTTTCTATATCAACGTTCAAGAAAAATCTGGTTACAACGTCAATGAGCGTACTGAATTTTCTGGGCAAGCAAATGCTAATCGATTTGCTGATAAAGCTGCTGGCGTTGGACAAATATCAGGAACAACTGATGCTATAAATGGTGTTGGCGAAGCAGTTGGCGGTGCTGTTTTTGGCTTTGCGGGTGCAACTGCATTGAGCGCTCTTGGCGCTGCTGGTGCAGTTGCTGGTGGAGTTATAGGCGGTTTAGTAGGGACTACGATCATTGACTCAATTGATTTGAGTCGTAAAACTCGTCGAATCAAATCCACTATTTCTCTTTATATGCCAGACACAATCAATCAACAGATAGTTCATGAATTCGGCGAAATTAGTATGACCGAAGCCCTTGGTATGGTTGGTGCAGTGAGTCAAGGTGCAGCTGCAATTGGCACAAGCGTCAGCGGTTTCATAGATAAAATGCAGAAAGGAGAAAGTGCTGGTGAAGCATTCAAGGGAGCAGGTGCGCCTGGAGGTGCAGCTCTTGCAGAACTTGGTGGAACAATTGCAGAAGCCTCTGGAGCATTTGGTGGTGGCATCAAAGACGCTATTTTGTTCTCCGCTGGAGTAGCTCTCAATCCACAAATTGAGGTTTTGTATCAAAAAACAGGTCATCGAGAGTTTCTTTTCGATTTCAAAATGATTGCTCGAAATCCATCTGAAGGTGCAGCTATTCGAGAAATTATAAAGCAGTTCAAATTTTATTCTGCGCCAGAACTTCTGGCTGGAACTTCTGGTCGCTACTTTATTCCTCCAGCAGAGTTTGATATCAAATTCTTTTACAATGGTCAAGAAAATACAAACATTCATAAAATTTCAACTTGTGCGTTGGTAGGCATCGATGTAGACTATGCTTCTGCAGGACAATGGACCACATTTACAGATGGTATGCCAGTTGAAATCAAAATGCAATTGAGATTCAAAGAACTCGAACTCATGCATAAGGGTCGAATCGAAGAGGGTTACTGATGGCTGGCTATTTCAAATTTTTTCCAAAGATATTTTATACCTTTGATAAAAACACAATCAATCAGCAACTTGTAACGAACATTTTCGCGCGTTCAACGTTTCTAAAAGAAGTTTCTGAAAATTCTTCAGTATATTTCAAATACAGCGTAAAGGAAAGTGACACTCCAGAAATCATTGCAGACAAGATTTATGGAGATTCATTTAGAGCTTGGATTGTTCTTTTGTTCAATAACATTCTTGATCCAAAGTATGGGTTTCCTCTAAAAGAAGATGCATTGAATTCATACATAGAAAAGAAATACTCGCAAACAATAACACAAGCCAAATCGACTATACATCACTATAATCTAAACATAGTGAAGCAAGTTATCTCAAATAACACGGTGTTTTCAGAAACTGAAGAGAACTATTCTGTGACTGCTGGTGATTATAATTTTAGTACTGGAGTTCTGCAAAGTAGACCTGTTCCTGCAGCAGCGGATACTTCTACAACTCCAGAAGTAGAAACTATCTTGCTTACAAATGGTAAAACTCTTCTAATTACAAGCAAAATCACTGCTGTTTCTAATTACACTTATGAGTTTGAAGAAAACGAAAAGAAGAGAGAAATTAGATTGCTAGATCCATTGTATGTTCCAAACGTTGAAAGTGAATTCAAGAAACTAATGCAAAATGTCTGATCCTGGTGTAGTCAATTCTAAAAATTATGAGATCAAAACGCTAGACCTGATCAATTCAGGAGGTCAAGTCGTAGACCTGCGAAAAGTCTTTGTTGAGATTCAAATCTATCAAGACATCTATTCTTCAGTAATGAGCGGAAACATTACTGTAAATGACGGACATGACATTTTCAGTAACTTTTATTTGTGTGGAAATGAGTATTTGCAAATTTCTATTGACAAGCCAACTCTTGATAAACCCCTAGAAAAAGTTTTTCGAGTTTATAAGACAACATCTCGTTCTCCTTCCTCTGATAGTGGTCAAGTATTCATTCTTCATTTCTGCTCAGAAGAAATGATTCATTCTAACTCAAAATTGATAAGTAAAGGATATAAATCTCAAAAGACTTCTGACATTGTTTTAGATGTGCTTGCAAATGAACTCAAAGTCGATCAAAGCAGAGTTGCAACAATAGAACAAACTTCTGGTGTATATGATCTTGTAGTTCCTGGATATAGACCTTTAGAAGCAATTCAATGGGTCACATCTAGATCATATGACGCAAGCAACAAATACTGTTATTTCTTCTACGAAAATAGAGATGGATATAACTTTAGATCATATAACTCTCTAATCAAACAAAAGCCATACAAAAAACTCAAATATGAAATCAAAACAGTGGACCAAGATCCAGCTGTAAACAAAGACTCAATTGATAAATTTACAATCAAAAATGATTTTGATATTCTATCATCACTTTCAAATGGTTCATTTGCATCAAGGCTTTTGACAGTTGACATTTTCGATCAATCTTTCGATACATCTGATTACTCACTTGAAGCCATAGAAGCTGCTGGAAATCTATTGAACAAATATAAGCCAATCAATGCGTTGAAAAACGCAGACAATAGACCAATTACGCAGTCTTACGATTCTTATTTTCTGACCTATGTTGAACAAAACGATAATTCAAAAAAACGAGAAAATGAACTTGTAAAATGGCTCATGCAGAGAACTTTACACATTGCTCTTTTGCATAACTTTAGAATTGAAATTATAATTCCAGGAGACATTCTCTTGAAAGCTGGTGACATTGTTGAATATGAATTTCCAAAATTTGAAGGTGGATCAAAAGGTGGTAAAGCACTTGATGAATACCGCACAGGGAAATATCTTGTGACTGCTGTGAATCATAAATTTCAAGGCGGAGATAAGGAAAATTTCGAGAGTGTCGTAGAATTAGTTTCCGACTCAGTGTCAAAACAAATCCCTGGAGCAAAAGAGGGATTGAATAAAGTTGTGAAGAAGGTGCAATAATGCCAGGTGCACAAAAGAATTTTATTGGTAAAGAAGGCTTCATCTGGTGGATTGGTGTTGTTGAAGATCGCCAAGATCCAGAACAGCTCGGTCGCGTTCGTGTCCGTTGTTTTGGTTGGCACACAGAAGACAAAGAGCTCATTCCAACTGATCTGCTACCTTGGGCGCACACCGTCCTCCCTGTAAATCATCCTGCTGCCTATACGCCAAAGGAAGGCGATATGGTGATGGGGTTTTTTATGGATGGTGTCTCTGCGCAAAACCCTGTCGTTATGGGTGTGATTCCAGGAAAACCAAGCAAGAAACCGAAATATGATCAAGGGTTTTCAGATCCACGAACAAGTTTTGCTTCAGTTCCTAAAAAGCCAAATGATTCAGCTGAAGCATATCCAAAAGGAAAGTATCTGAAAGAATCTACGTTCAATCGACTAGCTCGAGGAAAATCTGAATCTACTGTGATTCAAACAAGAAAGAAAAATAGAAAATCTTCGATAAAATCTGCAGGTGGCGTTACTTGGTCTGAGCCAAATTCTTCATTTGCTCCGATCTATCCTTATAACAATGCTATTGAAACAGAATCGGGTCATGCGTTCGAACTTGATGACACTCCGAATAATGAGAGAGTACAACTAGCTCATCGAAATGGATCATATATTGAAATTGATAAAGATGGTAATCGTTTAGAAAGAATTCAAAAAGACCACTATTCTATAACCATGGGCTCAGACCATGTTTATATCAGTGGAAAGTGTTCTGTAACTATTGATGGCGATTATAATCTTCGCGTTGGCGGAAATATGAACGTTGAGGTAGCAGGACAAATCAACATGTCAGCTGCAAAAGATATTCGCATCAAAGGTCTTGACAATTACGTTGAATCAACGGGCAAAACAAATATCAAATCAACTGGGGAGGCTAATTTTGCCTCTGGCAAAAAACTTAGTTTGCGTGGTGCTACTGCTGCACTTCAAGGCTCAACAGTGGATATTCCTGCTGCTCAGATCAATATGCAATCAGGTTCTGCGACAATGGCTTCGGGGACAGGACTATCAGGTGGTGGCAGCAGTGCCATTACAAGCGAAGCAACTGCAGCTGCTAATG